GAGAAAATTCAGTAGAAGCAGGGTCAATGCCAATCTTAAAGGGACCAGCAACATTAGTTAGGGTAAGTAAAGCTTGCACAGCGCCATAATAACGCTTCCAAAGGATAGAATGATAGGTAGGACCCATTAAAAAAACACGAGTAGAGCAGGCTTCAATCTTTGCAAGAGGACGTACCTCGTCTTTAAGTTGGGGAACGTATACAACAGCACTAGGATTATCAGATGTTTTCAAAAACTGTTCGTAGGTTTCACAATCACGTTGTAGCTGGTTTCCTTCTTCAGTATCAGCAAATTCATACATATTCTTTTCGACATTAAATTTGAACATTTTTGACTTACGAGGAATACCTCCACACTCAAAACTATGAGGGTAACCAGGGCCAGCAGACATATTCATTGACGGCGAGGATTGACAAGCCGTCCAACCATTAAAAGCTTCAAGGTAAGTTAGAATTTTAGGGGGCACACAAGCTTCACGAACGACATTCAACATAAGTTCACCGAGTTCTTCATAACATTCATCAAGGATATCAAGGTCAATTTCAGGTTGGGGACGTCCAAATTTGTTGACTCCTACAGTTAGTAAGTCAAGGGATTTGTCAGGGCAACGAGGATCTTTAGCAGAAAGAATAGCGGGTGCACAAACAGTCTCATCAGAAGTATTAAAAGGAGAGGGCCAAATTTGTGTTTGACTACAGTAATTCATTACATTGGGACGGTAAACACCATCAACAATTTTGCCAGGTTTGCCAACAACAGAAATGTAGGGAGAGAGATTTTCAGGTGCAGGTTCGGGTTCGAGTACGACTTGTTGGAAATCTAATGCGACTAAAGCTTCATCGGAAAAACTTTCACTTTTCATATCAATAAGTTCGTTGAAATCACTTTGATAAATGACAGAGGACAAGCCTTGGTGACTATCAGCAGCAGTATGTAAACCGACGAATTTCTGAGGAATTGAAGGGTTTATGATAATTAAGGGAGAACCACACCATCCTTTAGCAGTCTGAATTGGTGCAATATGAGCGAGAGAATTCAATTTATAAATAGTTCCAAACTTCATGCCTGACTCAGTGGCTTGTTGACGCTGTTCGCATAACACTATAGGTTTTTCAACCCGAGTGGTGCGGTCAGAGTCCCAAGTATAAAGAGCAGCATGGAGACCATCGAAAGAAAAGGTAGCAGATTTCTTCTGCAAATATCCACGGATGTCACGGAAGTGTTCAGTTAGGCCGACTACGCGAAAGATGGCTTTTTCATCGCGTTCAAACAATATCAAAAGTTCAAGATCGTAGAGACGACCTTTAATTTCGACTTGTACACCTTCTTGTATATGACCGACTGTGACTAGAATATCGGCAAAGATACCCTGAGCCCAGGCGACGTGTTGTTTGTTGATCTTAAGAGAGTAATTTTGATTCATGACAATTTTCGCAATATTAAATGCGTTTACGTCGACACTAGCTTCAGAAGAATAAGAATTTGGAACTTTATAACGGCGAACAACTTTGTAATTGGAGACACGGGCAGTTTTCGCAGGAGCAGAACGGAAATCATCAGGATCAGGCCAGGAGAACAAAGATTCGTCGTATGTTCTGCCTTTAACTTTGTAATTAGTGACTGGTCTATGTCTACTGTCTCGGACAGTTTGTCTAGATTTAGGAGTATGATCATCAGGGTCAGGGTCAGAGCCTATTGTTTCAGATTTCTTCATAGAATGATCATAAATGTTATACATAGATTCGTCATCCTGAG